CGGAGTATTCGCCAACCACGAAATGCTTCTCAGAGTCACCGTTCTTCGCAAGTAGTGTGCGAGAGAATGGACGTAGGACACATGTCTTGAACATTGACGGGTCAATCAAGAATGCGTGTGTAGTCAACTGGTGACGGTTTAAGACCACTTTGTACTCACCATACGGACTGACGTACAAATCGATCACGTTGACCAAGCTACGGCCTTGAGCAAACTCACGGTTACGACCAGATGATGCTGCGAAGTCTGCAACAATCTGTGCATCGCCTGGTTTGATCATAAGGACTGACGGATCAGAACCGTTGTTGAAGCAGTCTTCACCTAGCTCTAGAAGTTTTGCTTCTGTTAGAGCGTCAGTTGCGTTTGCACCCGCGTCAACTGTTGTTGTGATCATCTGTGATACAGACGCCATCTCACGTGCTGTTGCAGCTGCACCAGCTACCGCAGCATTGTCTACACCAACGAATGCACGTTCTAGATCGCGTTTGATCTCTTTCAGTGCTTTACCAAGTTGGTATGCAGTTTCCTTCGCACGACCATAAGTCTTAATTGCGTCGGCTGTTGCAGAAACTTGGAACGCTTTGTGTAGGATCTGCGTTTGGTTGGTACGGCTTGTGGCGTCTGTTAGTGTCGCCATAGTCGCGTCCGCACCTTCAAGCTGTGCGTTGTCAGCTGCTGCTGCTAGTGAGTCCTCAAGCCATTCAAATGTACGAGCAGAGACTTTCTCTGACTTGAACATGCTGAATGCTGGAGTGTCTGTTGGCGTGATATCTGTGATGATATCTGAAACGTCTTCGGCCTTACCGACCTGGTCATATGTTGTATAAGTTGCCATTGGTTTGTTCCTTTAATTGGCTGTGAACGTGTTAACGCTCCCAACGCGACAACAGAACTTCTGCGATATCATCCAGGTCACCTGATCGGCTCGGGTTTCCGCGTAGACGCTCTTGCGCCTTGCGTTGACGTTGAACCTTGATGTCCTGGTCTGTCTGTGGTGCTTTCTTAGACCGCAAGACCTTCTTTCCTGACTTTGTCTTAACTTTTGCCACTTTGGCCTTCTTCACTTCAGCTGTGGCTTTTGACTGATCATACAATCGAGCCTTGTTTAAGATCATAATGACAGCGGGGTCGACGTACTGGTCAACTTGCTCCTGAGGGAGACCCTGACTGACCGCATACGAGCGGATGTCGTTGTAAAGGTCATTACCCCAGTCTGGAACTTGTTCAGACAAGACTTTGACTGCCTCTTGGGCTGCTTGCTGACGCTGTTGTTCCATCTGTTGCTGTGCTGATTGATAGAAGCTGTTTGCTTCTTCTTGTAGGAACTTTAGATCTTGCTCTGCTTCTCGCGCCTCTCGGCGTAGAGCGGCAAAGTCTTCTGATGACATCTGTCGACTAGCGACTAACATGTCCACCTCAGCGTAAGGCTTAAAACGAGCTTCTGCACGTTCTAGCATCTTACGATACGCTAAGTCTGTTTTCTGGAGAGCCTCGTCGGCTTCCTTGCGCTTGGCAGCGACTTCTTGAGACTTACGAGTTAATGAGGCTTCTTGCCCGTAGAGACGCTTGAGATCCTTCAGGGATGCCTGTTTGGTTTCACCGTCGACAGCGATTTCAACTAGGGTGTCGTCGTCAAGCGTTAGCTCTTCGTCTTCATCCTCGTCGTCGTCTTCTGCTTCCTCGGGTTCTTCCTCTTCTTCAGGGTCCTCGTCGGTTTCCTCTTCGTCGAACTCTTCAAGCTCGGCTTCCTCGATATCAGACGTATCCTCTTCAGTCTCTTCGAGAGGTTCGTCTGTTGCCTCTAGTTCTTCGTCGTCAGATAGGTTTTCACCGTCTGACCAACGGCCTAGGATGGCTTCTGCGGCACTGTCGATATCATCGTAGACCGCTGGTTGAGTTGCATTGTCTGGGACGTTATTCATGGTCCTTATGCTTCCTCTTGGCTAGTGTCGCCTTGATCGTTTTTAGCAAGGATCTCGTCACGGACTGAGACCGATTGCTTTAGTGTGTTCACCACGTCGACCAATGCACGATAGTGGTAATAAGACGCCTCACGCTTTTCCTTCTCTTCTGGCTTAGTGTTGCAGAACTGTGTAAACGACTGTTCCACTAAGGCATTGATGACGGTGTTGAATGCGTCCTGGTTTAATACGGCTTCTGCCATGTCACCCGTTTGGATGAGTTGCTCTTCTTTATTCATGGTGCTCTCTTAGGTTGGGAGGGGGCGACCCTAAGGTCACCCTGTTGGAGATGCGATAGCACGGACATCGTCGGCACGTTTGGCAATCTCTAGCTCGGCGTTATCGACGTGCTGTTTGTGCTCAAGCTGTGCTTCTTTCAGGTCCATGTTATCTGACTGGATCGCAAAGTTGCGTTCAGCCTTCATTTGCTCAATCTGTAGTTTCATCTGCGCGATTTGAGCATCCATTTGCGCCTTCATCTCAGCTACTGCTGTCTGACGCTCCTGGAGTTCCATTTGCTTCTGTTGCATCTGTTGTGCAGCTTCCGCAGCTGGATCTGGTTGTGGTGGCGGTAGTTGGTCTGGAGGTGTCAGATAGTCAGACACATTCTTGATACCGTTGTTCTCCATCACATGTGACATCATCTTGTACTGGTTCTGAGCCTGGTACATGGGTGCCAGACCAGGATCCTGTGACATCATCTGATGCAGTGCCAGGTACTTCTGAGCTTGTTGCTCTTGTTCACCGTAGCCTAGGTGCATCTCAATGACGACGTCACGTTTAGATCCCCAGTCAGCTGGAGATACCGCCACGTACTTCCCAGCGATCTCTACGATCTTCGCTTCTGGTTCGTTCTCGACCACCATCTGGTAGATCATCTGATACAGAGGACGTAGGAAGTTATTAGCAAAGTTACGTGCAATGATCTTCTGACGCTGCTGTGACATTGTCGCCAGCTGTTCCACCATGGCAGCAGAGTTCTGCTTACTGATGGCGTCTTTGTTCAGACCTTGGGATAGACGTGAGACACCTGTGGTGTCCTCTTTGTCTTCGTCCAACATCTGGATCGTCTGGAAGATAAATGGGTTCAGCTGTGCCTGAGGCATTGGGCTGATTGCATCTGGACGTGATACATTGACCAGACCACCGACACGGTTGTCTAGAAGCTCACGTGGGTTCGTTAGACCACCTTTGACAACCATGTAACGTGGGTTGTTTGTGATCATCGCGTGATCAAGGATCGAGCGTGTCAGGATGGTACGTGCGTTCTGAATAGGTACAACCTTGGAACCAAAGTTATTACCGAAGAAGGCATGTGGGATCGGTAGTGGTACAAAGCAGCAGAAAGGACGACGTTGGACCTTCTCTTGCTCAAGAACGACGTTACCAGCTTTGACAAAGCGATGTAGCTCCGCAATGCCTGTACCTTCGACATCGATGGTCACATAGCATTCGTACACTGTGATCGAGCGTACCTGTTCCTGGAAGCCCTTCGCGTTGAAGCCTCGGTCTGACCCAATCTCTTCATGACGCGCTAAGATCTCAGGATCTGTCTCCATCTCGACGTCTTCATGGTCACCAATCTTTTCAATCAGTTTGTCGTCATATCCCATCTCACGAAGCTCTGAGATCGTCTTAGTGAAACGGTGGGCGCAGAACGTCACACTGTCGAGATCCTTGGCTTGTGGCTCAATGATAAACTCTTCAGGTGCGACAGCCTCGATGACGACCTGACTGGCATCCTGGGACACACGAAGTGTACCAGAGTACAGCCCAAGCTCATCTTGCTCTACCTCATCGATCTCGACGTTGTCTTCTGCAAGTAGTGCATCAAACTCTTCTTCAGTCAGATCCTCGATTTGCTCTAGGTGGCTTGTCTCCTGTGGTTGCCAGAAGACTTTAGCAATACCCGCACGTGCAATAAGGCCGTCATGGATGACAGTCTGCATGACCTCAAACAGGTTGTTCTGACGGTTTGCGACGTAGTCACAGTACGCCGTAGCAACCTCTGCCAGGGGTACATCATCAGGTGTCTGAGCGGCAAAGCGGACTGTTTTGTAGCCCGTAGAGAAAGTCTCTAGGAGTGCAGCCTTCATGCTCTCCACAGCGTCGTAGACGTCCATGGATACATACTTGCTGTTACCGTCGTGCGCTGGGCGAGGCAGAACTGCGTTATAGTAGTCCACTACCTTCTTACGCTCACGGCTGACTTGGCTGTCATAGTATCCTACGGAACGACGTATGTTGTCGTCCAGGATCGAGACTAGCTTGTCATCGTCCAGCTTTGTGTATTCTTCTTTTTGCATGATCAGACCATTCTAATGTAATAATCGTCGGTACTATCGACTGGATCCCAGGCACCCTCATGGACATGGTTTGCTAGGGCTAAAGACATGACACAGTCATCGAAGCAGTTTGGCTCTGCCTCCATCCCGCCGCTCTCGTTCACAATGTATGTGAGCATTTCACGGATAGTGACCTTGTCATTGAGCTCAATCTCTTGGTCTCTTACCGATGCCCTGAGTTCATCGATGACCATTGGTTTGGTTTTAGCTGTTGTACTGAAGCCCAACTTCACAGTCTCTTTGTCAGTCAGTTTGTCGACTTGGACTTCTGTGAAGAAGTTTGGATACGCCATGTCCTTCGCCAACCTAGTGCACGTCAAAAGACCGTGACCGTTGTTCTCCACCACAATGAACGCACCATTGAAGAAGTTACCTAAGTGGTAGAGCACCGTAGCAAAGTAATCTGGGTGCACATGTCCACGCCAGGTAGCCACTTGACGCTTCTTGCTGTCTAGGACCTGGGCGACACTGTAGTCACCACCTCGGATGCCCATAGCGACGTCTGCGCCAATGACGTACTGTTCACCAGGGTCATGACGACGGTATGTCGTGAGTTCACCTCGGTTGTTGTTTAGCCACTCTTCGCCCTCTAACGCTAGACGCTCCTGAGGGTCTCGTGCAGTGCTCAAACACTCTTGCAGTTGCTCTGGGTTAAACACAGGGCGACCTGTTGTCAGGAAGGCTTCCTCAGGCTCTGAGGGGTACTCCTGTCGGAAGAGATCCAGACCGTTCTGTGCAACCTTACGTCGACGGAACATCAATTGTTCGTCATCCAGGTCATACTTGGTTGCAAGCTCTTCTTCTTCAGGTGTCCTCTGGAAGTTCTCTGGGACAGGCTCTCGATAGTCTGGGTCCATGAACCAGGGGATGAACACAGGCACGTAGCCGTTGGTTCCTTCCACAGCACCTTTCCAGAGATCGTAAAAGATCCCGCTGACACCATTGGCTGTGCTCTCGACAAATATAGCAGTTCCTGGCGCATTGGGGACAGCTTGGGTCAGCGAGTTCCAGTTGTCGGCTGCGGTGGTCTTAGACCAGAACGCAAGCTCCGACGCGTGTACGTGTGTAAGGGTCTCACCCCGACCAATGGCCTCACCACCAGCTGTCGCAACAACATAAGAACTGTCTAGGACGTCAAACGAGAGTTCACGACGTGAAGAGTACTTTGTGTGTGGCTTCAGGATCTCAGGGCAGTTCTCGTGATATCTCTTGGTCATATCGAAGAGAGCACGTGTACTGTCTGAGTGGTGGGTGATCACCATGGCCTTCGCAGCTTTGCGCTGGGAGACACTGAAGTAAAGATAGCCACCCACATAAGTGGATAGACCCTGCTGTCGGGCCTTCAGGATGATCACTCGGACTTTGCCTTCTGTCTCTAGTTGCTTAGTGACAGCGTCGTTAAGGATCTTCTGGGCTGGTTTCAATTTGAGGGGCGCAATGTCTCCTGACTTAGTGCGGATCTTCAGTGCGCCCTTGGCGTAAAAGCTGAAGTCCGTGTACAGACGCTTACGGACCTCTACTAGCTGCTCCTTGGTAGCCATGTGGCTTACTCTTCGTCACCACCGTCTAGGAGAGAGCTTAGGAACTCCTCAGCTTTACCGACAGTGATCTCAGACTTGGCTACAGGTTTGACCTTAGTGAAGTCCAGGATCAATTTGGCTGCTTGAAGACGATCACGGTTGTGTACTGGTGTACGCATGATCTCCACTGCGGTCTCGAGAGCTTCCTCTGCGCGTGGGTCTTCGATGTCATACTCTTGTTTCATGATACTTACCGCCCTTTTGGCGTCCTCTTTTGCCTTATCAACGATAGGCTTTATGGTTTCCTTACTGTGACCGTCTGGAACTCCGAGGGGCCTTCCCCCCTTGTTCTTTCGGTTCTTTAGCATTTCTCGAAACTTTGCCCGCCCCTCGGGTGTCTGATGTTGTAGTGCCAGAGGGTTCTTGTGTGCTGGTCTGGCTCGACCTGGCATTGTCTTTGGCTTTGGTGGTTTCTTCTTGCGGGGTTCGTTTGGCTTGTGGCCCATCTGTCGTCTCCACTAGTTTGTTTATGATAGACAGTGTCTCTGGACATTGTTTGCAGAACACTGGTGCAGGGATCGCAAAGGCAATCTCACGCAACACAGTGTCCTGTTGTGCTTTGGTTAGGAGCTTTGATGACTTCACGACATCAATAGCCTCTAGGATTGGAACTAGGTCCAATGCCGTCTTTAACATTTCGCTCTCCTTGGGTATCTTATAGGCCCTTACCGTCACCAGGTTGCTTTTCAAATCGCTGACAGAAAGGGCACTTGTGGTGCGCGGCTGAGTACAACTCGCCGCGACCAATGCCTATGTCCTGAAGTTCTCTGTCAGTATGTAAACGTAGCTGTTGCAGGGCCTTATTAGCCTTCTGGTGGAAGCGATAGTCGCTCCACAGTTGCAGTAGTTCTTTGATCATTGGATTTGCCTTAGGCTTGTGACAGTGCTCCAGGCATCATTGGTTGGTTCAATGCGCCTAGTGGCATTTGCTGCTGCTTACGTTCTTCCTCGTCATCCATAGCCATCTCCAGGGCAACTAGTGCCGCCAAGACAACCGATAGTGGATGAGCATAGAACTGTATGACCTTGTTGTTAGCCTTGCGGAACTCTTGCTGGATCATCTTAGATGTCACAGGCATTAGCTTCTTGGCTAACTTAGGGTTGATCAGGTAGACCCAGACAGGATCCACCGCAAATTCCGCAGCCATACGAGTGTAGTCTTGGTAGGCTTGCTTTGTTTCCTGTGAATATCCTGGGTTAGACATTACCTTACGAATAAACCTAACGGCTCTTCGCTCATTAGGGTTCTTAGGTGAATACGCTTCGACGTTCTCTTGTAGATCAACGATCTCTGCATATGCCTTCTTTTGCGTAGGGGACATCTGTTCCCAATCCGCATCCAAAAGTGGCTTTATGGCACTGTCGGTAAAAGAACCTGGTGCCGTAAAGTCAGAACGACCTACGATACCAGTGCCTGGTTTAGATGACTGCTTTCTGTTGATGAAGTAAGAGTAGATCTCTTGTTCACCTTTACCATCCAGTGGCCCTAAAGTGATCGCGTGAGAGATTTCGTGCAGAAGAGTTGTCAGTGCTTCAATGTCAGTGACATATGTGCCATCACCCTTGTCCGCACCAGGCTTCATCGCCCAGATTGTACCCTCGGTACCCTTACCCTTCTTCTTAGGTCCTTTGCGTTGGAACATTCCACGCGCGGTGCCCATTTTAGCAGGGTCCTGACCAGTGTCCAATTTGAGCAATGTGTTTAGCTCATTTTGAGACATAGCCAATCTAACGACAATACCTAGTTTCTTTGCGAACTCGACAGCGTCGTTGAAGTTACTAATGCCATCTTCAAGTTCACCACCCTTCAGTCCAATTTGGAACTGAGGGCGAATAAGCTCAACAACAGCTTTCTTGTACTGTTCCGAAGTTACTTGGGGCTTTTCAGCGGGAATGACATTGGGTCTGGGTCCGTCAGGATCGGCTCCTGGGCTGGTATCACGGAGGATTGGCTCTGAAGGGCCTTCCGTGCTTGGGCCATTGCCACTAGTTCCTCGATTGCTGTTTTCATATGCTCCCGAGGGATTTGACTGATTATTGACGGCTCCGTCTCCGTCTGAATCGGGGAGTGCTTCTTGGATTTGATCATTTGTTATTCCTTCGGCTTCAGCCAACATGATTGCAGCATCTAGATAGTCATTATCTGCGCCTCTTCCAGGGGCAACACCTAAATGCCTGAACAATTGTTTCTCAGGATACCACATAAGTGCCTGAAAGTCAGCTGTTTCGATGTTGTAGCCGAGATCACGTAGTTTAGCGATTGCAGCCTTTGTAACATCACGCATGTAAGAGCGTTCACCAGGTCCTTTAGGCGTCGCCTGTAGCTGTGGTGACAGGTTGCGTTTCATAGTGCCAGTGGCATTTGCCAACTCTGGTTTTGGAACCTTTTGTCCCGTCCCCTTCAAACGCTTTGACTCTTGGCGATAGAAGCTCTGGTATCTACTCTCAAGATTTAAGACAAACTCATCTAGAGTGTCGTTATTCTTCAGGTCGGCTCTGGTTAGGCCCATGTCTTTGAGTGTTTCTTTTGTTAAACGCTTTTCAAGGGCATCCTGGTTCTTTGTTTGTAGAGCTTTACGCACACGCGCACGGTTGGCATCAAGGTCTTTGTTAGCCTCAAAAGGACGCCCAACCAGACGGTTCCACATACGCATCCACCAAATGTCCATTGTCAGTGGATCATAGTTGCCACGAATGTTCTGGTAGAAGCCCTGACCAATCTTAGGACCTGCAATGAATGAACCTTTGACCATTTCGTTAGCACCTTCTGAAGAAGGTACCTTGATTTTGGTGCCATAGCGATCATTGAAACTAGCAGCCCAATCTTTAAGCTCATTCACAGTAAAGTCTTGGTCCAAGAAGTCCTGGATAGGCATATTAGTGCCCGACGCCTGGTAAGCATTGAAGAATTCGAATGCCTCAACCATCGCAGCATTACGCTCACCACCTTTCTTCCAGGTGGTTGTGGGCATCTGACCGTTGTCCATAAAGTAACGGAACACCTCAAGTGCATACTGGAAGTTGTCGGCTACGGCCTGTCCATTTGATGTGATTGCTAGTGCGAAGTCGAATGCTACTTCTGCGTCTGGTGACTGGGTGACACGTGGGTCCACAAGAGACACCACACGCTTCGCGGCTTTCAACTTACGGTCATACCATCCGATTGCATTAGCGTCACTTTGTAGAGCATTAGCAGCTTCTGTAGCCATGTATGTCGAGATGATGTCGACGTTCTCTGGTGTATACTCAAACGGCTCATCACGTCCTGTGGCTTCTTTCCACTTCTGATACATGTAGTCAGCTGCTTCGACCAGTGTGCGCTTTTGTTTAGGCTTGTAGGTGCCTTCGCGCATCTTCTGGATGTCTGCTTCGCTTGGTGACGAGTTCAAACGTGTGACGTCGATCTCGTTTTCTGGGATCTGAAGTGGATTAACGTAAGACTGCAACGCTGGCTTCTGCGGTACAGATGGATCACCTGTTGGATCCATGTCAGGCAACATTGGCTCATCTGGAGACTGACCTAAGATCTCACGTGCACCTACTTGGTTTGGAGCACTGATTAGCCCTTCGTCTTCCATACGTTGGACGATGTCTGCCGCCTCATCATATGGGATCTCTAGCTTACGCTGGACGTAGCTTGCAGATACCACTTGGTCGTTCATGACTAGGTCTACGGCTTTTGTGTAGTCAGCCTGTTTATGACCGATGGGGTCTTGTGTAGGCTGTACTGGTGCATCTGATTGCACCTCAGGCTGTACTGGTGCCTGTGTTTCAGTAGTTGGTGCAACTCCCGCTTCCTGTGCCGCCTGAAGACCAGGGGCTGCGGATGTTGGACGTGATTGCTGACGTACCACACGGTCAACGTACGGTTTCACGTACGCATCGATGGCTTCCTGAGGTACACCAGCCTCTTCGAGCTTCTGCACCTGTTCCTGGGCAGCTGCTACTGGGTCTGAACCTAGGTTGTTTGCCAGGACATCCAGAGACGTGATCAGACGTCCCTTTTGTACACGGTTCAACTCTGGATCTGTAGTGACACCCTCGACCAACTCAGCGTTCATCGCCTTGTTAGCCTCGATGCCACGGTTGTAGTTCTCTTGGGTTGTTAACTGTGGGCCAAACGTCTGCGCTTGGACAGGGTTTGCCTCGGTTGTGTTGACGTTAGGTTGCGCTGGGGCTTCACCTGGTTGATCCAGGTAGTTGTCCACTGGTTCGCGCACTGGACGTACAAATTCAGGGTTCTCACGCACAAACTGTTTGACCGCACGGATCAGTGGTGTCAGGTCGTCAACCTTGCCTCCAGTTGCAATGCTTTTACGGTAGCTTTCGATTGCATTTTGTAGGGCTGGGTTACTATTTGACGCCGAAAGGACTCGAAGTACCTTAGCGACTCCACTACGGTCCAAACCAGTAGAAGACTCAACAATACCTTGCGGACTGTCAGGTTGTGGTGGTGCATTCTTTTGCACTAGCTCCAAATTGAGATTACGTTGTGCCTCTGCACGTTCTGCTGCTTGTGTATCTGCTTCTGCCTGGGCAGCTGTGGCTGCGGCAGCTTCTGCAATACGAGCGTCACGTAGGGACGGCGCATCTGGTGCAGGTAGGCTCGGTGAATTACCTTCGTTGCGACGGACAAAGCGATCAACAGTGGATCTACGGCCCGTCATCTTGTCGATAGCACGACCAGTGCCAAACAATGCTGCCTGGGGTGCTAGAGATGCGCCACCAGTAGCGACACCAGTATATACAGTGGCAAGAGGTGATAGTGTACCTGTGACGACGCGAGACGCGCCATCGTAGCTGTTAATGTTCTGATCAATTGGGTTAAAGACATCAGTGAATCGAGAGACACCGCCTTTGTATCCTTCATTGTGCAATTCAGTCAGCTGGTTCAGCTGTAGCATCAAATTGATCGCTTGCTGTCCCTCAGCTGTGTCACCAACAAGGCGACGCATTGCATCCAACTCTTGTTGACCGACAGTAGACTTGGTTTTGTTACGTGCTTCACGATAAGCGGCCTGGGCCATGATCTTATCTTTAAGCTCAACAAAGGTTGTAAGGTCGTTAGGCTTTACGCGCTCACCCAGGTCCTTGAACAGCTGCTTTAGCTCTTCAGTGTACTGAATGTGCGCCTTGTCGACGGTCTCACGCGCACCTTTGGTAGACCCTGCGTTGACATCACCTAGATTGTAGTTGTTCGTATTCGCAATTTCACGCAAACGACGTGCGAAGTCACCAGCTGCCTGTGCGGACTCTGGATCTAGGTTGTCTGGGTTGTTTATTTCACCATCTTTATTGAAGATAGACTTCACGCCAGCTGTAGCGGATGATGCACCTTTGAATGAACCACCAACAGCTGCACCTGCGGCTGCGGCCTCTTTTAGACGCGACACAAGTTCTTCTTCGGTAAACTCTTTACCAGCGACTGCCTCTGAGCCGATGACAACAAGCTCCTGGACACCTTCAGTGAAACCCTCTGAGATTGCACCTGATGCAATACCACCAATGAGGTTGTTAGAGACACCAGCTGGTAGCAAATTGGCAATACCAAGGTTCTCCAGGGCAGTCATAATAGCACCACCGCGTGTGGCGATCTTATCTTTCTCTTCCTGGGTTTTACCTTCGATATCTTCGAGGGCACCACTGATCTCACCTACTGAGAATGGATATGTGACCGTACCGCCAGAGGCTAATGATGTAGCCATGTAAGGTGCAGCCTGTGCACCCTTCTGACCGACGTACTTGAAGAATGAACCTAGGTCATTGACGCTGTCGAGCGTTAGGT